TGCTATATCAGCGGCCTTTCCTGCTGCATAATCTGAAAGGCTCGTTAAAGCGCTTTGAATTCTAGTAAATGCATGACTCCCGCCCAAATCTACAGGTTGACCTACGAAATTTCTCGGGATGACTTTTAAATCTTGAGCCATTCAATCCTCACTGCTTTTTAGTCATTTTATTTAAATTAATAGATTGAGAGGCTGTTCCCAATAAAGAGCCCACCGATGATAGGTCCCTGGAAAGTCTCTGGCTATTGATTTCAGCATTTCTAATATCAGATTTAATTCCAAGGAATTTCTGTTGAGACTGTAATGCTCTTTGGTCGGACAAGAAGTTCGATATCGACCTAGACCCAAATGTTTGGGCTAATGAACCTCCGGACCCTCCCCTAAGAGAGGCAATCGCAAGCTGACTAGAAAGGGCCGTCCTAAAGTCTCGGCTGGCTGTCAATGCAGTTTCGGCCCCAGCTAATCTGGCATGCTCCGTCTCGGCGGCATTGATAGATCTATCCAACTTTTGCTGTTGAGCCGAAGCAAATAACCCAGCTCCTGTCGTTGCTGCCGACATTAATAGCAATGCTGATGATACGGGTTCGCCTGTCATGATGCCTCCACGATATAACCGATGCCTATAATCGTAAATGGCAACGGTAAACTTTGACTAATAACGTTGATTGCAGTTGGATCCCATCCTCTCATAGGAGTCAGGTCATAGAATCCAGTAACTGGAATGGGGATTTGATCTAATACTAAAGACCCAACTTGCAATGTAGGAATTTCCTGACCATTCACTTCAATTCCAATTGAATTATAGTAATAGATGAATATTTGTTTTATTAATTTTTGTTGGAATATATTAATTCCAGACTGCTCAGTAACCACCAGTGGCATAGGAATAACAGACGGTATAAAATTGATCCCAACCTGGACTGAATCAACCGGCGTTGAAGGATTTCTAAGGGTAATCGTACCCGTTGCGCTGACAAAATATGGCCCTTCTGGAATGGTATTAGCCAATACATATACCTGTTGACCTATCAGATGATTCAATCCCGTTACCAAACCATTAGAATCTGACTCAGTAGTAATTTCACAATCCATTGTCTGGTCAAAATCTATATTCTCCAAGTAAACTCTATTTCCAATATTAATAAAGATACTATCTTCAATAGGTGAGGTAACTAAAGTTGATGTGTTTCTTCTAATTCTCATCCAAAACTTAGTTTCTGTTCCATGCACGCTATGAGGAGGAAGATGAACCGATGTGTTTTCCGAAATATCCATTGGCGCCCAGTCACGCATATCAGTTTGAAGCACCCATGAAATGTCTCCATTTCCTATAAATCCTGAGGTTGCATCGGTTGGCGTGAAGCTTGTCCAGGTTCCAAAGCGATCTAAATACTCAAAAGTTGGATCAATACTAGCGCTGGCTGGCGTATCAAATGTAAAGGCCACTCGATAAAATGGAGATTCATGACCAATTACAAGATAATCCGAAACAGCAGAAAATATTGGCACGTCTGTTCCAGGGTCTTCAGCAGCGACTGTAATATCTGTTATAGCCTGGAAATTAACATTGGCCGTGTAGATGTTGTCCGCTAGTCCGGTTGAGGTCAGTCCGGTCGTTATACAGCGCCTAACAGTCATATAAGCTATGTCTCGTGAGGCAGATACATCAAAGATAGTTCCACGTGAATCGCTTAGCGTCCATGCGTTAACTGACTGATCCTCTAATGATTGGAATATCGCTATGGTCCCATCACGGTTAACGACAATATAGAAAGATCCATCATCGTTTTTTGGCCTAAGGGAAGCAGTGGCCACAGGGTCTGAGATAACCTGAGGAGACAACAAAGAAGCGTCAAAAATGTTAAAGCTAGAAGTGGCAATATCATATCTTGCGCTACGTACTTGCTGTTCATTTTCATCGATGTAAAAAATTTGATTATCCACGATTTGCGCATCTAATGCCGAAGCTCCATCTCTAGACTGTTCGTTTAAGAAAGCATTTGAGGGGGTTATAGGCAAATCGATGAATAAAGAAGTAGCGTATACCCCAGAAAAGCCAAGCACCACAAGGGCTTTAGTTGCCACAATGTCTTGGATTTCCTCATTCCCATTAGAGCCAATACCGATTGAGAAAGCATCTAGGTCGTCGCCATCCTCATCGTTAAAATTATAAAAATCATAAACATTCGACGCCCATAATAAGTTAGGCAACATTAAAGAGTTTCCAAGCACAAGTCTGTTTTGGAAGAAAGCCCCCAAAGATGGCCAACCACGGTTCTTTCCAGCTGGGGTTCCACCCGTAAAATCTCCCCAGGCACGGCTTTGAAGGACCGCATCTACCCCATAAAGAAAGTTGGGTAGAGCGTAATCGGTATCAAAATCACGAAGAATATTTCCATGGATAGTCGTTGATGTATTGACAGTAATAATTCTCATTATTCCGCCACCACCCACCAAAAGTCCGCCAACATGTCCGGCGTTGAAAGGGGCTGAGCCTACTGCCGTTACTAAAACATTAAGACCAGAAGCTGTAACAATGGCAAAATAGGCTCCAGGAGCTCTATAACTTACTCCATCAATAATCGAAAAATCAAATACAGGAGTATAAGCAAAGCTAATGGCTGTAAGTGCCCAGGTAGTGTCTGTTGGATCACTTGCATCTTTTACTAATTCTCTTGGTTGAACATTTTTATGAAGCCATATAATTCGGTCTTGAGCTTTAACAAAGTTCATCTCTGCTATCTGGCTTCTTGTATAAGCGCTAGATGTTACAGTTGCTTTCAATACATTATCTAGATAAATATCAAATGCTACATTGGTTGCCCCATTTGGCCTAAGAACAATCAAGAAATGCTTTGTTCTCGTATAATCGAATATGAGGCTTTTTATTTCATCAGGATCGGTAACAGGAACATTAGCAGAGCCAGTGTTAACAATAACATTACCATACTCGGTTCCGAAACGCCGCTTAACACCGCCCTGAGGGATGCACAACACATTTCTAAGTTTTCTGGCACCTTTATAGTATCCTGTAAAGTCTGGTCGACATAATAATTTAGGGTCTAATTCGCCATAACTGAAGTTGGCTTGTACTTGCTTAGTTGCCATCTAGTAACCCCATCCTCCCCATCCACCACCGGTTCCGTTCCAGTAGCCAAGATTGCCAAATCGGACATCAATCCATGGGATGCTTTGAATAGGAACGCTTGGAGAGTTTTGAGAATCGACATACATCGCAATTGACTTAGCTCGGTCTCTTTCAATCATCATGATTTGAGTCATGTTTGCATTTTCTGTAACAGAAGGTGCGAGCTTAGAGGCTAAAGCGTAAACCATATATTCTTTGAAAGGCGCTGACCAATAGGTAACTGGCGCATTCCAGTTATACAAAAGCTGCATCCTTCCTGTTGAAGAGCAATAAATTCTTCTGCCAACTATCTGGTAAGGCATGAATGGATATATTCTGACTAGTGAAAGAAAATCTGCTGGCAAATCATACGCTGTACTATACCAGGCAAAGTCTGGGTCAAAGGCTGCGACTCTGGACAAGTCCACAATCTTTGTGGCGAACTTCCAGGTGTTCTTAGCCAGCTCAGAAGACACAAGGAGGTCGTAAAACATCTGAACGCTCACCGCAAATTCGCTTGCATCATCGATAGTTGTGAAGGGCTTTCTGCCCAAAAGCACAACTGCATTTGACATGATTTCTATGTCGGTTGTTGGTGGTGATGACATATGTTCTCCTTAATAAAATTAGGTTGTTGTAACAACAACATAGGTAACATTAATAACAACCGTAGCGCCGGTCCCACCTGTGTAAGCTGCAGTTTTATTTGAAGCAAAAACAGCTGTATTTACAGTCGTACCTTTTGCAACGCTACCAGGTACTGTGCCTGAAGCGGCAAAAAAGTTAACAGGAAGATTGACAACTTGACCTGGCGATGCAGAAGGAGCTGTAATATTTGATGCCGCCATGAAAGCAATTGGGGGGCCACCTAATGATGTTGTATTTCCGTATTGCAAACCCGTATCACCACCACCGGCAAAGGCTACACCAGCCATATTAAGTTCAAAAACTATAGATATGGGAACGATAATCGTGTTAGCGCCTTGAGCTGCAATTATCTGAAATGGGGTTGCCCGGATGGCGAGAAATTGTGCCAGAGTCAATGGAACCCTTACCAAAACTGGAACTCCCGCAGGAGCTGAAACAGCCTGGAATGAAGGGACCGCAGAAGCACCATTGGAAGTTAGTACGAAACCTGACGTAGCTAATCCAGTAGAGGCTACCTGAAGTGCGCCAGTTGCCGTTGTGCCCGATATTACTGGAGCATATGCCGTCGTCATCGTTGTGACGCCCGTTCCACCCGTTGTCACAGGTAGAGTGAATGGTAAAGTTCCAGATATGCTAGGAACGCCGGCGCCACTCGTCACCAAAATAGAGTTATTAGCGCTGGCCAGTCCTGAAATTGTCGTCCCGCTAGAGGCGTAATAACCAAGCTGATTAGCAGTTCCAGAGTTAACAATACCTGCTGCGCCAGCTGTCGTCTGCAATGTGCCACTTGTTGGGAAGGTGACGGCCGTGTTTGCTGTTACTGTACCAGTGAATGTAAAAGCTCCTGAAAATGCAGTATTACCGCCAACAGTTATAGTTCCTGTGTTCGCAATGCCTGTTCCACCACTGGCTGGAGCTATTAATGTGGCGCTTGAGCCCCAAACACCACTAGCAATCGTGCCGAGTGTAGTAATTGAGCTTTGGCCTACATAAGTAGCTGCAATATCTATAACCGGAGTTGCACCTCCGGTTGATGTAATTCTATCTGCGGTTCCAGAAACGCTGGTTACACCGCCTGCTGACAAATTCGCCACTGACTGAGCGGTTACGCTTTTCAAATTGTTGGAGTCGCTTGCGTCTTGTATTAAAAGTAAGTCGGATCCCACAACTGTGGCTGTAGTCAAAGACGCGCCGCTAACGAGGTTGTTAATGGCTGCCGTGTTGGTTGAGGCATTTGTCCCGCCATCGGCGATTGCCAAATCTGTGATTCCAGTGATTGAGCCACCAGTTATCATTACATTGTTAGAGTTTTGGGTGGCTATGGTTCCAAGACCTAATGAATTTCGTTGGTCTCCGGCTGTTGCATCATCTATTAATGCTCGACCTGCCGCTGTGAGCCCTGTTGTGGCATAAGTATTGCTGGCTGTCGTATAAATCGTTTGGTCAGCAGCAGTCGTTAATCCAGATATGGAGGTTAATGCTGGGCTTCCCACCTGATAATCTGTATTAGGAGTCGCTATAGATATTACCCCGGTACCTGTAGTGCTTTTTAAAATACCAGATAGCAACAGAGATAAGGCTTGTTCGTTTCCCA